TACCCAAAATCTTGGGTATAAGGATACCACTCTTGTATTAGGGGTTGCAACTAAAATCCTTACAATTCTTGATACTCGCGGTAAAACCGAGTGTATAAAGTATTGTAAAGACCTACGTTTAAAATTTGCTAAGATCGTCCTTTCGGTCGATCCTGTGACTTTTAAACGAGGAGATCAGTCATGATTACCTAAGGCTTTAGTCCCTATTATCTCTCATATAGAGAACATTAGAAGTTACCCTTTTATAAGGCTAATCTTCTCTGCTCTTTATATTACGAGGATAATTAGGGTTGATAATGAAATATCTCTTTCAACTATTGAGAAAGGGCCCGGTTATACCGGTAATCCCTTATCATTAGATGAAGACATACATCATTTTCTTAAAGACTTAGGAGTGAATACTACTACCATTGGGAAAGTCCCTAGAGCTTTACGCTTTAAGGAATTCCATATGAGTTCAAAGAGTGGTCCGAATGGACACGCTCTTTGGACATCATATATGGACATAATGTCTCTTACTCCTAAACAGCGGGATGCTATAAAAGCTACTGCTGGTGAGAAGTTAGTTGACCTTATGAGTAGGTTCTCCTCTCTTTATCTTCGAATCCCACTTTTCTTCGATTCTCGAGTTACCCGCAAGGGTGATCTAGTTTCTCGAAGACTAGCAAAGATTCAGGATAAAGAAGGAAAAATTCGAGAGGTCGCGATAGGAGACTATTATACTCAGGCAGCATTGCTACCTTTGCATAACTATCTCTCTAAAGTCCTTTCGAAGATTCGACAAGACTGCACATCAGATCAAACCAAGTTATTTTATACATTGGAAAATTCAATTGGGAGTTCTTATCATAGTATCGACCTTAAGGCCTTTACAGATAGGTTCCCGATTGTTATTAACCAGCGTATATTATCGATTTGGTTCGGTTCAGAATATGCTGATGCATGGAAAGAATTAATGGTAGGTTCTCCCTATTATTACAAGGGTTACCCTGCCTTTTACAAGACAGGTAACCCAATGGGGATTTACTCATCATTTAATTCTACTTCATTAGCACACCATTTCCTTGTTTGGAAAGCCTGTAAAAAGGCTAACCTCCGATGGAAGAGGGCTCGTTATATGTTACTAGGTGATGATATCGTTATTGCTAACGATAGATTATCTAGTGAATATAAGAAGCTTCTG